CACAATATAGTTTAGATAATCCATTTCTTAAACATACCCCTGATGCCTCTGGCTATTTCATTAGGGGATGGCAACAACCACCCAAGGATTAGAAGCAGGATCATCCAGACTGGCGTTTGCTGTACATTTACTTGGTCAACCCTGTCTGCTACAACAGGGGTAGTTTGTTGTACTACATCGCGTCCAGCTTCTATACGTTCCTGCTTAAATGCGGCTTGTTGTGTGTTTTCCTTACCAGCCTGCACATTGGCAGCGACGTTTGGACCGCCACCAGTGAGAAGACTAAGTGGACCGCCACAGCCAGCCAAACTAATTAGAACAATCAGGGCAATCTTCTTCATTTGATACCCTTCATGCACAACTGGACCTTACTGTCTTCTCGTCTATTAACTAGACCTTGGACAGTGCTACCACCAGCCTTGACCCACTTACGGAGTTCATTGCAGGCAGCAGCATACCTGCCTTGGTTAGCCAGTTTCATCATTGTCGAGGTGCCAGCGGTTTTAATGCCGACATTATAGGCAAGTTCTGTTAGAGAAGCCCTTACCCCAACAGGAATATCAGGGTTGGTCATATATGGCAACAGTCCGTTGTAATACTCGCCAACAGACTTCTCTAGCATTTTGTAGCACTGTTCTTCTGTGTAAGTGTCGCCCATCTTAACACCACGGGTTTCACCATAACAGACAGTGGGGATACCAACAATGTCCCTGTATGCCTTAGTTTCAAGACCTTCCCATTTAGCAATGAAAGGTGTTGCTAGGGCAATAACAACAGCAGTAGAGATTGCTGTTAAGTTTTTCTTAGGGGACATTGCTGTAATCCTTATTCTGGTTTTGTAGGCCAGACTACGTTTTCAGGGAAACCCTTTTGAGAGGTAATGTCCCGTAGAGCCTGACGATAAATTGCCCACGCTGCTTTATCAACTGGTGCATCTGCAACTTGGGTCCAATCGCAAGATGAAAGGTACATATTTCTATGAAAACGAACCCCTTCAGCTTTTTCAGCCAAAGTCTCTTCTATAGAAGGTGGAACATATGGTGAAGCTGTTTCTTTAGCTTTATAAAAAATTTCATGTGAAACAGAGTAGATGTCATCTTCTGTAGCTGTAAATGGCAACCATCCGAACTCGTCAGTTAGGATTTCACAATCAATACTTCCATACTGATTAAATTTTGCATTTCTAAATTCCATCATGCAATCCTTTGCCAAAGAGTTGCCGCAGTTGCAGAAGCACTTTGAGAGCCAAAGCCAGTTGCTGAAGCACTAGCTTGAATATGACCTAAGCATCTAAAAGTTCCAGAAGGGACTCCACTTGCACCCGCATTAAAAGTATTACCAGTAAGACCTGACCCACTGCCGCCAGAGGGTACAGAAGATGAAGTAGCAGAACTAAGAGCGCCTGCATATGTGAGAGAAGATCCTGCAACTGTCGCGCCATAAGCTGTTGTACTAGGACCTCTAGCAAAAATAAAAGTTCCAATTTTATTTCCAGAAACAACAGCAGTCAATGCCCCAGAGATAGCAGGTGCAGTAGCGTCACCTTCAGCAATAGCAATAGGATTATCACGCCACTTCTTAGCAAGAGTAGCAGTCAGAGGGGCTTCGGGATCAGTTTCAGCATCAGTAATAGCAATATATGATGTCATTTAGTCGGGTTCCTTTAAACAAAGAGATAAGGGCCAGTTCCATCAGAGAACAACAAAGTTGAACCATCAACGAACCAAGAACCCTCTTTTTTCTGAGCATCTGTAGCAAGACTATAGACAGGCGATCCACTAGCCCTAATGATACCGTAACGACCTTCATAGACAAACGCCTGTGCAGAGATTTCAATCTCATGTCCAGAACGCTTCTCTGTCCTTTTGAAGACCTGTAGCAACTTCTTAACAGGAAGACCTGTTTCGTCTGTTACAATACGGCTATCCAGTTCGATAACATCAACAAGACTAATTGACCTATCTTTAGCATCAAGGAGAATTGTGTAGTTAACAGGGGGTGTATTGAAACGTTTAAGAAGTCGGATACCAAGTGTTCGGACAATAGCATCAGCACCATTATTAAGCCAACGACAAAAGACCTCTTTGATCTTAGTGTCGTTGTAGGCATTAACACCTTCTGCATCAGTATCAATAAGGACGTTGATTTGGTTGTAGTAACCCTTGTCCTTATAGTCTTTTGTAGGGTCAGACTGACGGCTATAAAAGTGAACTTGAGTAAGCCTGTCTTCGTCTTTGTCTTCTTGCTCAATATACTTGATATCATTCCTATCAGAGATAGAGGTGATAGCAGCATTACCAACAGGGTGGTTTGCTTGAAGTTTAATCTTTTGATTGACTTCATCCCACCATACAGATACACCAAGTATTGCCAATTCACCAATCAACTGAGCAACACCAGTAGGTTTAGTGATGACAGTGTCAAGAGACAAACCACTCAGCCACTTATCGACTTCTGGTTGCCACTCTGTAGAAAGGGGGCAATAAGAAGAAGGGATGCCAGCGTAGTTTACCAACAGGTTGTAGATAACGTCATCAATCCTTTGACTAACTACGTTCAAGGCTTCTTGGAACGAGTCATTGAGACTGTGTGTAGCCTCAGCGGTTCCATATAGACCACGACCTGTAAGGGTGATAGTATCTGTCGATCTAGTGAACGACACAACTTCAGAACCGATAGTTGCCCATCCTGATGTAGCATAACTGGCACCAACACCAGCAGGAGTTAGGTCAAAAGTGACACCAGTTCCAATAGCAATGTCAGAACCAAGTTTACCACTAGAGGGTTTAGGAGCAACAGCCTTCTTGTCGTCAGCAAGAGCAAGAACGTCTTTACCTTCAAAAGATACGTTACCGTCTTTGTCAGGACCTATCATGTTGGTAATGATGAAGTGACGGGTCTGATCAACAGTCAGAACACCATTGTCAACAAAACCATCAATCACTCTAAGGCTACGACCAGCATAGTAAGGCCAACGGGATTTAAGTTTAGTGAAGAAAGTACCACGATCAATAGGATTGTAACCAACACCAGAAGATTGTGCAGCGCCACTCACACGCTGTGTTTGGTACTTGTCAACACCAATATCATCTGATACGAAGTCTTTGAGTTTGACTTCAACAGTAGCCCTACGACCAAAAGCACCAAGACGGTCATCACCACCAGCAATGTTAACCGTGCTAGAGAAGGCAGTAATACCACGTTCCTCTAGACACGGGTAAGCATTAAGACCCTTAGGAAGATTACTTCTGTTGTTGACAAACTTAAGTGTCAAAGGGGTCTTTACGAAGGCAGATGTATATTGGCAAGTTGCATATGTATTGAAACATTTGTTGGTCCCTGTTGTACCAAGGACTGCCAAGCAAGGCGAAGTCCCATAGGTACGGGTGCAGTAATCAACATCAATTTCAACAATCTGAATAGGTTCTCTATTCGCCATAAGCATAAACCTCCATACCAACACTCATGAATGAACCATCTTGATCGAATGTTGGAGCAAGAACTGAGTTCTCAGTACGCCAAACATAACCAACATCCTTAGAGAACACAGAGGGTCCAGCAGCCCAGACAAAGGCTTTACCAGAGTTATAATGTTCACGGAAAGGGAGGATAGTAGATTCACCAAAGTTACGTTCAACAGACACAAGATTTATTGTTGTTTTACCACCTTGACGAAGAACCCTATTACCAAGGAACTGACCACCGATTGTAGTTGAAGTCAGCAGTTCATAGGTCTGAGACAACCAAACAGGTGTATAGGGAGCCATAACACCAGCAGGGAAGTTGAACCTAGCACCAGCCATAGCAACACCAACATAAGGTGTAGTACCATTGCTGAACCTAAATCTCCAATAACGAGCAGAGACAGAGTTAAACAACATAAGTATTGTTGTATCATCTGTAGGGACAACAGTAGCCCTTGTAGTCCAAGTGATGTTATCAGTTGAACTTTGAACTTGAACAGTGTTGCCAGAAGTACCACAATTATGAGCAACAATAGCGGCACTATCAACAGAGACAGCAGAACCTTTGTCAATAGTCAAAGTGGCAGGAAGTACAGTAGGTTTCCAAGAGTTATAGGTAGCCTCAGAGATAGCATTTTCTTTAGGATAACCTGTGTCTTCGCTAGAAGCAGTAAGTGTGCCACTAGCGAAGATATTGTTCCACAGGATAGTAGGAAGACTATCAGCACTGGTCGGGGTATTTTCAATATCAATAGTCATCTACTTTTCCTATTATCTGGCAACCATGAAGACTTTGCCACGTTTGTCGTTTTCATCGTAGAAAGAATCAAACAGTTTAATCAGAGTTTCACCACTGTAAAGGCTCTCAGGACTGATACTGTCAATAAAGACAGTCTGAGGTGCAGGGGCAGAAGCCGAAGCAGCAACAGTTGCAGAGCCGACACCTCCACCAGAAGACTTTGCAGAGGTAGAACCACTTCTAATCGCTGCAACAAAACCAAGACCCGCAGAGATAATGCTACCAGCAGCAGCAAGGTTTGCAGGGAATGGAAGTTTCAATGCAGCAGCAGCACCAGCATAAGTGTCTGCAAGAGCCTGTGCAGCACCAAAGACACGAGCCATCTTAGCGGCTTTCTCATTTTGTTGACCAACAGCCTGCAAGATTTGTTCACCAGTACCAAGAACAGTCGAAAGTTTTTGCACTTTAGCCTTGTTCTCAATATCAGCAATGTCTTTAGCATGTTTACTTGCCAAATCCAATTCAAGTTGGTTATATTCTTGCTGAGTAATCAACTTCTTTTCAAGAGCAGTTTGGAGAATATTTTGCCTTTGTTCAAAAGCAATTTTCTCTTGTTCAATCTGATACTTGTCAAGTTCAAGATATTTGTAGACTTCCTCTAGTTTATTCTCCATAGTAGTCTGACTAGGACCACCACTTCCACCATTATTACCAGCATTAGGATAAACCCTAACACCACCAGCGCCAGAAGCAAGTGTACCAAACGGACTTGGGCGATCATTCATAACCCCCCTTGCAGCATTGGTCATACCATCTTCTGTAAACTTACCTCTAGGAATGGCTGTTCCGGGGATAACACCAGAGGGGCCATACTTAGCATATGCACCAGCAATCTCTTTTATTTTGTCAAAGAAATTTTGTGCAGCGGGAAGGGCATTAGAAAAAATCTTACTAAGGTCAAGTTGAGTGATGCTTGTAAGACCACCAAGACTTTGATAAGTTAAAGTCTTGATATCTTCAAGATGCTTTTTTGCATCTTGCAATTTTTTATTTTCTTCTTCATAGGCAACAAGTTTTTCTCTTAACTTATCAATTTTGGTTTGGATAAGACGGATTTCTTCATTAGAGAGAGCAATGAACCCGGCATCTTGATCCGCTTGTTCTTGCTTCTTTAAAAAGATATCTGTCTCAAGCTG